ATGAGGCAGTCGGATGGCTCCCAGGGAGCGTAGGCGGCCGCCACGAAGTGCCCGGAATCCCGGGCGTATGTCGCTGCCGGGTAACGCCCTGTCTCGTTCAGGACCCACCGGCGGCCGACGTTGGCGTACTGCGGGAAGCTGCTGCCACTCTTGTGGTACTTCTGGCACCAGGTGTCCTCGTCATCGTAGTTCGAACCATGCTCGAGGGCGGAATCGACAGCCGCTTCGACGTCGGTCGGAACGTCGAGGTCCGAGCTGGGCAGCCAGCCCGGGACCAGCTCCGCGGTAATCTCGTATCGGCGGAGATCTCCGTAGCCGAGCACGGCACTGCAGACGTCGTTGTAGTCGGCGGCGATCGTGTATTGCTCGAGGTTCAGGTCGTGGGTGATCTCGGAGATCGTTCGGTCCGTCCGACCGCTGGCCGACCATGACTTGCCCACGGTCCGTCGGGGTCCGCCGCCTCGAGCCCAGAAGATCAGGCTATTCGTGGGCTGGCCCGGGGCCAGGTCGTTGTTTTCGGTCTGCACTCGGAACCGGCATCCGGTCTGATTGGCCACGACCGTCAATGCCTCATGGATGTTCATGGCCGCGAACACCGCGTCCCGCGGGTAGTCCAGCAAACCGAACTTGAGCAGCTGGCTGACCTCGTCAGGAGCGCCGGTGTAATCGGACGACTCGCTCACCGGTACCGCCGGCCGGCTGGTCGGCGTCAGCGTGGCATAGGTCCGGGTCTGGTCAAACACATTGGTCGCATCGATCTCTCCCGACAGCACGCCGCCGGTCAGTTTCAACGCGTGGAAAAACGCCAGGTACCGGAGGGCCTGGCACCAGGTCCACGGCTCCGCGTCGGGATCGTCGTCGTCCGTGAACACGTGGATCAGCTCGTCCTGACCGTTGATGCTCACCGTAATCGGGGCCGGAGACCGGTTGGCCTCCCCCCGGGCATTGAACGTGCATGGCATGGCGATACCTTCGCAGTCGGTATCGTCACCGATAGGCGTCTGCTTCGCCCCGGCGTCGGCCACGTAGGCCGTTCGCCAGGCGTCCTGGCTTGAGGCCTTGCGCACATACCGGCAATCGATGATGCCTCGAAGGCTCTTCGCTACCCGCTTCAACACGCTTTCTACGATGATCTGGCCGCCGGCCTCGCTGCCGCGTACGCTGCCCCGCTCGGCGTACTGCGGAATCTCCCCGTACCCGGAGAACAGGATCCGACGCTGGTCATTCTCGAGGGGCTGATAAACGATGACCAGCTGGTCGGGGCTCAGCATGCCGTGGCCGCTGATCCGGGGCTGGCCGGAAATCACCTCGGCCGCGGGGATCTCGGGGTCGGCCGCATGGTAGTCCGTCTCGAAGATCGCACCCGTGTAAATGCTCAGGCTGGCCCTGCTCAACTCGCCATCGCACGACAGCTGCAGCTGCTGAACCCGCAACCGAGGCTCGGAGACGAACGCGCCGTCCTCGTTCTCGACCGCGACCAGCAGCGGGATGTGATCAATCCGTCGCGCGGTCGGGGCATCAAAGGATGTCGGCTCGCTGGTCATTACGGCTCCAATTGCTCGAGCGTGATCTGGTAAGGCAGGATCCAGATGATGCTGCCGCGGTCCTGAATTCGCTCCTTCTGACCCAGGGTGAAGCTCTTGATTCGGCAGCCCACGTACTGCGTCCCGTCGTCATCCGTGAATGTGAACGTACCCGACAGGCCGGGAAAGGCGTCCTGAGCGTCCCGGATGGCAGTCAGGCCGACGGCACTGCAGCGGATCGATCCGGACCAGGAGATCTGCCTCGTGCGTGCTCCAAGGTACTGGGCAAACACCTCGCTGGTTCCCGCGAAGGTGAAGAGCGACTCGTCCCTGGCGATCTCGCCCGGGTTCGTGCGATAGGTGGACTCGGCATCGCCGCTCGTTGCCAGGGTTCCCCCGGCCTGGCCGATGTCCAGGGCCTCGCTCGTGTCGTCATGTACCAGGGTCGGTTGCGCCATGGGTCACTTCGTCATTCGAGGTCTCGACTGGGTCCTCGGATCGGGCACGTTCACGAACGTCGTCCCGGAATAGTTGTTGATGATCGTCGGTTTATTCTGTCGATCCGGGTCGAACGCCGGTGTCGGGATCAGCGACGGCTCGGTCGGGCTCGCCTTCCCGTTGACGCCCATCGCCTCGGACCAGGATTCATCCCGCTTCCGGGCGGACCCGGCAGGCAGAGCGTCGGTCATGTTGCGGGACGAGGCCTCAGACACGGCGGCTTCTGCGGCGGAACGATCGCGGTTAAACTGTCCTACCATCCGATCCGCATCGCTTTTTTGTGCGTTCCAGCCGGGCGATCCCGGGATCAATGGGACCTGGTGGCCCAACACATTGGCCTTGAAGCTGGGAGACTCACCCTGCAGCATCGCGACCAGGTTTGCGGCCTGGGCCGATGCCTTTGCCTCACTGAAGTTCTGCTCTTCAACCAGGTACTTCTTGGCGGTCGTTTCATTTCCGGATGCGATCTCATCGAACACATCCTTACGATTCCGGCTGCGTTGCTCGGCCCCGGCCCGGAGGGAGGCCTGTTCCTGCGGGCTTAGTTTCTCGAGCTTGGACAGGGTGTCCCGTACGTTCTTCGCGGTAGACTCGGCGTTGATTCCCTTGGTGAGCTGAGCCCCGCCGGACTTCTGCAGGTTCGCCAGGTCGATCATTTGATCGGTGGTCATCTGCACGCCACCCTTCCGGGCGGCTACTACTGCAGCGGCGGTCACGGCAGCCGTCTGCTCGTCGATCCCAGCCTGCTCGAGCTGCTTCTGATAATACTGACCGGCATTCCGGCCCCCCGCATCGCCGACACCGTGCAGGGCCAGCTGCTCGGCCACGCCAGCCCGCTTCTCTCGCTGCTTCTCGTTGGCCCGATCGATCTCCTCGGTCACTTCCTTGGCCCGCTTGTACGCTTCTTGAATGGAGGTGATGATCGAATCCACGGAAGCAACAATAACGGCGATCGACCCCGCCATTGCAGCGGCCTGGGCAATCGACACTCCGAATGCACCCTTGAACGCATCGCCCAGATGCAGGGCCGTCGTCGTTAGGCTGCCGAGCGTCGGATCGATCTTGGTCAGGACCTCCGCCAACACGATTGCCTGCTGGCGGGCGTCCTTGATTCCCTTCCCGGCCGTAGCCGTCGCCTCGTATACCCCCGTTCCCATCTTCTGGGCTTCGACCTGCACGCCGCCGGCCTCATCGGCGAGGGCTCTCAGTGCGTCGGCCTGTTCCTGAGCCGACGAAATGGCCTGGGCCGCGGCCTGGCCGCCGAGCATGTCGATCGGCTTGTTGCGGCCGACCAGGTTCGAGCGCCGCTGAGCCGCGGCGGCCGCGGCCTGCTCCGCTTCACTCAGCTGCTGCAGGGCTGCCACCTCGGACTGAATGGCGGCCTTAGCCTGCTCGGCCGCAGCCCGGGCGCCACTGGCGTCTCCGTCGAACTGCAGCAGGGTTTTGGATTGCTCAGGCATCAGCGTCCTCGGAGGATCCAATCTGCCGCGTACTCATCCCACAACTGCCGGTCCGCCGGATCAAACGTCGCGTACCGTCGCTCCGGGATCACCACCTGGCGGACCAGGGCGAACAGCAGCTCGACTGTTCCCGACTCCGCGCCGTAGCGGCGAAGGCTGCTCAGCGCCTTGCCACGATAGCCTGCCCGCCGGCGGGCCACCCGCTTGCTGAGCACCCGGCCGAACAGCAGAGCGCCCGTCCGCTGGCTCCGAAAAAAGAACCCGCCCTCCACGAGACGCGGGGAGAGGTACTTGGCGTCCCCGTTGCTGCGGAGATTGTCGGCGATCGGGATGGCCAGGAACCCGCCGGACCGGCTGGACTCGGCGATCCCGCCGAACTGATGGATCGCCGCGTAGGCCTTGTTCGAACCGATCACCATTCCGGCCCCGAAGAAGGTTCGATAGGTGATCGAAGCGGCCAGGCCAGCCCCGTGCCGGGCCTGAATTCCGCGTTCTCCGCTCCTCAATACCCGGTTGGTCTTGCGGACGAGGTGTGCCCCGAGTCGATCGAGGGGCCGACTGAGATCGTCGGCGCGAGCGATCATCCCGTCGAGGCCACCAATGGCCGCGTTGGCGTCGATCAACTTGGTCGAGAACGGAAGCCGCATGGGGGTTAATTCGCCGGGGCATACGTCAGCATCGCCGCCAGGGCCAGGACCAGGCCGGCCGAGCTGACCATCTCCGCATCGAACTCCGCCGTATTCGTAGCGAACGTCGGTCCGCTCGACTGCTGCCCGGAGGACGAGTAGAACTGCACCCGCTCTGCGGTCAGGACCTGGTTGGCCGGCGGCGTCCCCGCCTGCTGGCCGGCCATCTTGAGCGGGATGGTGAGCGTCCCGCGGCCCAGGGCAGCGAGGTAATCCACCACGCTGAGCCCGCTGGTCGAAACGACAGCCTGGTCCCGCACGCCGACGGAGCCAGAGATCTGCCACCCCGTGACATCGAGTTGCGTGAAGATCAACTCGCCGACGTCCTTATCGGCGGCGACGTCGGCCTGGGCATTCCAGGAGAACGAGTCGAGGGCCACGCTGACCGGGTCGATCCCGTCGTCGTCGGGAGTGAACAGGGCGCCGTCCGCGAACTGAATCGACCGGCCCCGGGTGGCCTTCGCCCGAGCGGTTCCCGTTCCGACGATCAGCTCCTGGGCCAGCGCCGCCAGCGGCGTCATGGACGACGTCCCAACGGTTCCGCGGTTGCGGAACGAGTACTTGACCGAGCCGGACCGATCCTCCTGCAGGGACAACGCGATCCCGGTCAGGACGGCATGGGCGAGAGCGAACTTCTGGACGGTGGCCGATCCCGACACTCGGCCGCTGGCCGCCACCGCCTGGCTGCTGGTCAGGGCGGCCACGACGGGGACGCTCAACGGGTCCTCGCCCGAGACGCTGCACGCCAGATCGAACGCGCTTTTATCGACCCGCTGATCACCGATCACACTGTTGCCGCCGCTCCGCACCTGGGCGGCCCGAGCCGAATAGTCTGCCGTCGTGGGCACGCCGAGCACGACGGCCCCGATGGAGGCATGGGACAGATCGACCAAACGAGTGGCCATATCAATCTCCTCAAGCGGATCGATCGATCCGCGTTTCGAATACCAGGATGAGGGCCGCGGCCGTCGGCGCGCGTCCCGGCTCGACCAGGTGACGCTGCCGGACGATCTGCAGGGGATTCATGATGTCCCCCGCATCGTCTCGGTAGTCGTGCAGCTGGCTGCGAGCCCATTCGGCCAGGGCGTAGACCCCGGTCCGCGACCGCAGGCCGGACACCCGGGAGGTTCCGGAGGCGACGACGACGACGTGAAAGGTTGCCAGCTCGTCGAGAACGCCGGTACCCGCGAACTCGCTGGAGGCGTAGTAGACCAGGGCGGCCGGGGCCGTGCGAACCATGTTCTCGATGGTGTCGAGCAGCTCCGAGTCGGTCATCTGCGCGCCGTAGGTCTGCACTGAGGCCGACCGAAACGGGGATGCCACGCCGTCAGCGTCGACGTCCAGGAGCCGCGCGACAATCGAGTCTTCCGCCATGTCGTAACGGGTGCTCATAGGCCTGCCATGCTCTCCCGGCTAACGACCTGGTCGCTGGAAACGATCAGCATTTCTCCTCCGCCGGCGGGGGATGCTGACTGCTGGGTCTCATTGATCAGTCCGATGTCGCCCTTGGCGATCGACTCCGCCCAGCGGATGGCGTCCTTGTAGCAGTCCCGGATGGTTTCCGGGATGACCTGGTCGCGGTGCAGATAGAGGCGGTAGACCACCGCATCGAGCAGCTTGGTCTGCACCATCGAGACCGTGGTCGCGTGCGTCATGGACAGGGGCAGCTGATAACGCTGGCCCACCAACCCCAGGACCTCGCTCTCGCCCGCCTCGACGGCCCTGGCCAGGACATCGGTATCAACGGCCCCTGCCCCGCTGTCGTCGGTCAATCGGACCAGCTCGTCGGCCGCCACGCGCTGCTCGATCTGTGTCTGCGTGAGGATGCTCATCGCTGCAATCCGTGCCGGTCAGTCTGGAGAACCTCGCCGGGCGGCGTCGTGGCCGCGCGCTGAGGGCCTGCGGCGATCGGCGTGGCGTCCGTGACCGCCGGCGGGTCGGGACGTTCGGCCGGAGTCTCAGGCGAGGTGACGGGTCTGGGTTTCCTCGATCGCATCGTGCACCGTTTGCATTCAAGCGGTGGCCGCCTGGATCAGGCGGCCACCGCAAAGGCTCATCTACGCCCAACAGGGCCTATCTCGATCACGTGAAGATGTGGCGGACGCAGTACTGCCAGTAGCCGTAGGTCATGCGGTACCGAGCCCGCACGCCGTACAGCAGCTTGTCCGTCTTGAACACGTCCGCGTCCGCGGGCTGATCCACGGCCGCGAACTCCAGGGCCTCGCGGTCCTGGAACACGAACGGACGGATCACGCTGTCGGTCTTGACCAGGTACCAGCGGTCGGTCGACGTCAGCCACGGGAACGACATCACGCTGGCGATTCCGGCCAGCACGTTGGTCGTCTGGCTGATCACGGTCGCATTGACCGCCTCGAGGGCGGCGAAGTAGTGGAGGGGGGGGACGATGCAGATCAGGCCGCTGGGCGCGATCGCCTTGGGGAGGCCGCGATCATCCTTGAAGGCCATCATCGCGGCGATTGCGCCCTTCAGCGCCTCTTTGAACTCGGCCGTGGTCGGGTTGGTGGGGTCCGTGATGTTCGAGGTCAGGTCGTTATCCTGGCTGCCGCTGTCGCCCGAGGAGTGGGAGGCCGAGAAGAAGGTGGTCCCGTCGTAGCTGTTAAAGCCGGACGTCGCCCCGTTCTCCAGCAGCTGGCCGATCAGGTAGGCCTTATGGCTGCGGGCGTACTCGGCCAGCTCCTGGATCCGGATCCGGATCTGGCCGGTCTGATCGTCGGCGATCTCGTCGCGATCGACCTCGACGGTCGCCTCATACTTCAGGTTCGGAACCGAATAGCTTTCGGTCCTCAGCCCCACCGCCTGGCGACCCTTGCCCCACTCCCGCATCATCGGCACGGATCCCAGGAACTTGTACGTCTCGGAGTCCTTGGTCGACGCGACTCGGGTCGCCAGCTGGCCGGCCAGGTCGGGCAGGCTGTTGTACCGCTCGAAGAACTCGCTCCGCAGCCCGGACACGTTCAACCCGGTCGACGCGACGACGTTCTGCCGGAACACGAACTTGGCCACCAGGGCCAGCACTGCAAGAATCCATAGCGTGTGCATGTTGCACTCCTTTGCTCGGATCACCACGAAGACACGGAGAACACGGGCCAGACCCTCTGGCTCGCTCGTCTGTTCTCCGTGCCCTCTGTGCCTCCGTGGTTCATTACAATCCTTTGATCAGATCACGCGGTCACGCATCCGACTCAGGCGATGGCTCCCGCCACCCGCAGCTTGCGGATCCGGACCTCGGGCACGCCGGTGCCCGTGCTCTTCTCGAGGTTGATGATGCCGGCCAGCAGGCCGGTCGCCCCGACCGAGAATGCGGTGGTCGACAGGACGCGAACGCCGTCGATGTAGAACTCGGCCGACCCGGTGGGGCGGACGATGATCTTGTATTTCGCGTTCGCCGAGAGCGAATTGTCGACCGTCGTGTCGGCGGCGGCCACGGGGCTGGCGTTGTCGTCGCTGCTGGCGAACACGTCGTTCGCGTTGGCGTCGAGGTGGAACAGGGCCGAGAGCAGTCCGGCCGTGGTGGCATTCATGTCCGCCTGCTGGGTGGCGGTGATCCCGCCGGACAGGCCCATGAGGCCGAAATCCACATCGTCGGTCGCCGCCCCGCCGGCGGTCTTGAGCCGGCCTTCGAATTCGAAGGTGATGCCCTTGGTGATATTGAACACCTGCGGGGTCAGGATCGTGAGGTTCTCGGCCTCGTTGTCGTTGTCGATCAGCAACCGGACCTCGCCGTTCGCCTCGTCCATGAGGATGCCGGTGGTGCCCGCGGTCAGCCCGGCGCCGACGGCCGCGGTCTTGATCCCGCTTCCGCCCACGCTCAGGGTCGCCGTGCCCTCGTCCTGGTTGGCGATCAGCACCTGCGAGAAATCCAGCATGAGTTCCTGGCTGCCGAACCCGTTGGGGGCACGTTCGCCGGCCTCCCGCAGACGGATGGTCGCGACGTTGGTGGCCTCCTTCGCTAGGATCCGGCCGACGTAGGCGTCCGGGTGCCCGGTCAATGCGATCGCGTCGTCCGCGGTCGCGAACACGGGTTTACCCTTATCCAGTTCGGCCACGCTGGAGAGGGTGTATCGGATGTCCCCCTTCGTCCGGACGTCGCAGCTGATAGCCCCGCTCGTGCCCGAGGTATTGTCCGCCTCCTTCACCGCCATGCCGACGAAGTAATCACCGGGCACGAACGCCTTCAGGTATCCGGCGGGGTTCAACCCGACCAGGGCGTCGCGGTAAATGTGGGCTCCGGCCAGCACCGGGTACGTGGTGAACGTCTGGTCCACGTACGTGATCACCGACCCGTTGGACGAGAGGGCGAACAGCTTGAGTCCGAACGCGAACGCGAGGAGCACGCCGCAGATCGTGTACACACTGCCAGTCAACATTCCGGTATCCATACCTGTTATCCTTTCTTCATCCCTGAACTCGGTTCCGAGTTCGATTCTGTAATTCTCGAGGCGCTGTCGGCGCCTCGGATTCCTGTTTAGCCGATGGCGATCGCCAGCGATTTGATCTCCTCGCTTGAGAGCGGCTCCAGTCCGCTGTCACGCAGCGACTGGTTAACCCAGGAGTTCTCCGAGCAGATCATGATCGACGTCTCCTCGGCCTCGCGGTACTTCGACCGGGCGGCATTGATGGCGGCGGCCCGGTCGGCCGGCGGCGGGACCGCGGACTTGCGATCGGACGGGGTCCGCTCCGCGTTGACCACGAGGGCGGGGGCGGCGGCGATCCACTCGCGGGCGAACGCGGGGTCGCGGTCGTACGTCTTGCGGAACCAGTCGTGCTGAGCCGGCGGGAGCTTGGCGGAGTTGGCCGCGATCAGCTCGTCGCATTCGCGGTCGGAGATCTGCTTGCGCAGGGTCTTGATCTCGCCCTGCAGGGTTTCCACCGTGGTCGCGGGAACCACGCCGGCGGGATTCTTGATCCGGTTGAATGCGGTTCGAAGGGAGTTCGCAACCGCCTCGACCTCGCCGTCCACGCCGACCCCGGTCTCCTCGGTGACCACCGCCAGGAGCTGCGACTTGTTGGCGCTGACGGCCTGGCCGTCCATCAGCTCCTTGATCTTGGCCATGACGGCCTCCATGCCGGCATCGGGGGCCAGCCCTAGCAATGCACAAAGCTCTTCCATTTCATCTTCTCCTGTCACAAGAGTTTCTGAATTGACGACGGGGCACATGCCCTCGATGGCAGGTTTGTTTGTCAAGGCCGCAGAATGCATGCGGAGCACCCGGTCGGTGCCCTTGTTCTTGAACATGACCGGCGAGAGATAGCGATATTCACGGGCGGCCAGCGAGGTCCTCGCCCGAGGGGTCCAGTCGACGCGGCCGAGCAGGCCGCGGCCAGGATCGAACCGCATCTCGTTCACCCAACCCGCGGCCGGGGCCAGTCCGGTGGGCGATGCGTAGTCTCCGCCGAGGGTCTGGTGCTCGTAATCCACGACCAGGCTGACACCCTTCTGCTGGAATGCATTGATGACTCGGTCGGCATCGCCCGCCTCGCAGACCATCCGGCTCGATCCCTTGACCTCGCCGGCGGGCATCAGCACCACCCACTCCGGTACGCCGGGGCCGACCTCGTTGACGACGGTGGCAATTTCATTTCGGGGCATTACGCGTTCCTCATATCGTCGGCGATGGCCTTGACGGGGCCTCGGTACTGGCCGGGATCGATCTGGATCTGGGTGTACGCTGCCGGCCGCCACTTGAAATCCTGGTTCGAATCATCGAACCGCAGGATCGGAAGGTCCGCCACGGAGACGCCTCGCAACTCTTCGGGGAACACCCACTCCCAGCCACAGTTGCAGCCGAAGTCCCAGGGGGGGAGCATCGAGTCGGCATCGACCTGGAACATCTGGCCGGCATAAATCGCATGCTCGGCCCGGGGCTGCACGCTCAAGGTCGGGAGAATGCGAACCACGCTGAACCCGCTCTGGACACCTTGTTCGTAGCGGCCGGCCGTGTAGGCCATCGCCAGGTTCTGGTTGTACACCAGCTGGTAGTGCCACTCGCCAAGCGGGCTGCCTTCCCAGCCGCGAGACTTGACGTTTTCGATGTGCTTCATACGCCAGTCGTACATCGTCTCGCCGTTGTTGGCCGCCTCGACCAGCTCGTCGTGCACTTGCTGAATGGTGTCGAGATCCTGGATCCAGGCCATCGTGAATGCCCGGGATCGGTTGGCCGCGTCCAGAGCCATGAACGCTGGCAGCGGCCGGTCGCCGTCGCTGCTGCTCGAGTACTTCACCAGCCCGAGCCGACCGGCCAGGCTGCGGATCGCCTGCTCGAACGGGAGGCGATCAAACACCTCGGGATTGGCGTACACATTGACGACGATCGACTCCTCGTCATCCAGGATCGCCATTGTGTTGGCCACCCGGCTGGACCGAGTCGTCGCCGCGAACCGCCCCCGAAGCAGGGCGGCCAGCGTGACCTGATGGTTCAGCTCAACCAGGTCGCCGTCGAACAGCACCCGGGGCAGCTGCCGGATCCGATCAATCGCCTGCTTCGGCGATTCGATCTCGGAGGCCCATTCCATCAGCCGCTCGTCCGCCTGGCTTCCCAGCCTGGCCGCCGCGATCGCCGCGAGGCGCAGCCACTCGGCCAGGGTGTCATCCCGCTGGACGGACGGACCGGGTTGTGCGAGTGCCTTGGCCATCTATTACGCGGAGTTCCTCAAAGGATCCGGCTCCACGGAGCGCGGCATCCAGCTTCCGGATCCGGCCGATCCCATGATCGATTCCGCCTGCTCCGACTTCAGATTGAACAACACCTGGAGCTGACCGATGCCGGCATCCCGCGGCATCTCGCCCATGGCCACGCTCTTGACAATCGCGATAGCCGCCTGGATCTGGGCACCGTTCAGCACCAGTTCCGGCAGCACCTCGGCCTGCTGGGCGACCGGTTGGGCCGCCGGTTCGATCGGCGTCTCGCTCGGCACGACGGGTACCGGGGAGTCGACAGCCGGCATGGACATGCCGAGCAGGCCGGCGGCCGCCGGCGGGGTCAGGGCCAGCACGTCCTCGACGCCTTCCGGACGCTCCAGCCCGAGTTCCGAGTAGAGCTGATCGCTGTAGACCTGCAGCCCGAGATCCCGGGCATTGATGTATACCGCGGCTCGGCTGGTCGGATTGGGCTTCGGCTGGAGGTTCGGCCGCCACCTCGGCGGAGCGACATCGGGTCCGAAGTTCCAGACCGTCCACGGCACGATCAGGTTCGCCCGCAACGATGCCGATAACGCCAGGGCGTCCGCGTTTCGGACGTCCTCTCGGACGTCGGCATGGGTCGGGCTGCTCACGCTGTCATTGTTGGCGGCCGCCTCGGCGATGGTGGTCGATCCCACGAGCACCTTGCTGATCGCCTCGTTGCAGGCGCGAATCATGTTCATGTGCGGGGTGTCGGCCCCGGCAGCCTTCGCGTCGATGACCTCCAGCTTGGCCGCGCTTGGCAGGGCCAGGACCCGATTGGCCATCGACTTGACCAGTCGGTTCAGCCAGGCCGTGACCTGGTCGGGCGTGGCGTTGTCGCCGTAGGTGACCGCCGGCCACGGCCGACCCCACTGTTCGAGCAGGGTGGCCATGTCGGTCAGCGAAAAACGCTTGAACATCCAGTACACCGCGATGCAGCGAATCAACGCCCCTCGGCCCGGCCGGCCCCGCTTCGCTCGATAGCTGTGCCACAAATACTTTCCCGGGGACAGCGGTTCCGTGTCGCTGGCGGTCCAGGACCGCTGCAGCTGCGGGACGATCCAGGAAATGTCGGATCCGTCGATCGACCCGGGAGGCATCGTGGGCCAGCACAACCGGCGGGCATCGACCTCCTCGACAGCGACCGGTCGCCACATGGTCCGGCCGGCCAGCTTGCCATCGGTATCCCATATCACCCGCTCGACGTGCCACTGGTCGAGCACCGCGCCGAGCAGCCGCTCGAAAATCGTGTTCGGTTCCAGGGCCTCCCAATGCTCTTTCCATGCATCAAGAGCAAGCTTGGCTTGGGGCGTATCGTCACCAGGCTCGCCAAACCACTCCAGGCCGCACACGGCCAGGCGGCGGGTCTGGTCCATGCTGGTCACATGATCGTCCCGCTCGCGGATGTCCTCGGCCAGCTCGATCTGCCGACCGGGATAGCCGTTGTCGGCTTCGTTAAACACCGACAGAATGTTGGCCGGGGTGACGTTGCCCAGCACCGAACCGATGGAGAGTCGGTCCTGTTGCGTGGCAATCAGCGTGCGCGTGGTCAGATCGGTCCGATCGGGGGTCGCCTCGATCGGTCGTCCGAACACGTCCAGCACTTTGCGGATAATTCCCATGATTGCCTCGCCTACAACGCCGCCGGCCTGGCCGCGGCGATCTCCGCGATGTCGTCCGTCTTCGCCGCCATCTGCCGCGCACCGGCCGAGTAGGA